AATAAGGCAGTAAACATAACATTAACAGTTACCGAGTATTACTCGGGTAGTTTGAAAACTCCTTCAACATTTACTTATACAGCTTTCGATGCTTGTCTGAATGAAGAGGACTTCGCTAATTATTTACCAAGTAGTTATACGACTAACATTTTAGGACTACCCAAAAAACTTAATTTGACAGACGATATAGTGACACCATTAACAGATGTTTGGTTACATTTTTTCAAAGCTCATAGCGTTGAAATATCAGTAAATACAACTGTTTTAAGTACTTTTTCTGTAACAGATATTGGTAAGATATATGCATATAATGTTGGTTATAATGGGATTTTAGCTTTAGGTCATACGTTGGCAGTTGGTGACGTTGTTAATGTAAAGATATTAACTCCAATAGGTGGAGGGTTTTTTAGTATAAGTAACTATCCTTATACAGTTACAAACATCTGTTCTAAGTACGATGTAACACGTTTATACTACTTATCACGAAGCGGCCGTGTTTTATATAAACAATTTAGCTTAGCATCATCAAAGAAAATGTCAAAGAAAACGTCAAATGTTCGTTTAGGCAAGGGTAATGTTGTAAGTGGTATTATGGTATCAAACAGATACGAACGTGAAGTACATGAAGTATCAAACGTCACTACGTATACAAATACATTGATTAGCGACTGGATAAGCGAAGCACAAAATGAAGCATTGCAAGAATTATTCGACAGCCCTATCGTATGGCAACATGATGGGACTAATTACATACCGGTAACTATTACTGATACTTCATTTGAGTTTAAGAAACATAATTCAGATAAGTTGTTTAACTATACAGTTAACATCGAATACAATACTCAAGAAACAAGACAAAGGGGCTTATGATAAATACACGATTACAGATAGGCAATGAAAACTATGCGATAGTTAACAACATACCGATTTCGACAAATTTTGTTCAAGCTGATTTGAGAGAGCCTGACAAACGTAACGCATCGTTTACAAAGACCATTACTCTTTACGGAAACAGTAAGCTGAATAAGCTATTTGAAAATATCTTTGAGGTTAATATTGATTTACAAACGTTCGACCCAAATAAGAAAATAGAGGCTAAATACTTTGTTGATGAGACTCAAGTATTAGTCGGTGCTTTGCAATTATTGAAGGTTTCTAAATTAAGTGACAACAACATCGTTTATGAATGTTCAATTATCGGTAATGAAGGAAACTTGTTTGTTGATATTGGCGACAAATACCTTGAAGAATTAGACTTCAGCGAATACGATCACACATACAGCCGAGCTAATCAAATTGACAGCTGGTCCAACCTTTGTAAAGTTAGTGGAGTTACTACAAACGTAGGAATGGGTAAGGGATACTATTATGGATTTGTTCAGCGTGGTTTAGGTATAAATAGTGATACAGTTTTCAGCGTTAAGGAGTTCTTTCCTCAATTATTTGTTCGTGAATATTTACAAAAGATATTTAGTGAATATGGTTATACATGGACTAGTGCATTCTTAGATAGTATTGAGTTTAAAAAGTTAATTGTTGAGCCGAATATCAATAAATTAGAATTAACACAGGCACAGTTAGATTTGTTGCAATGGTATGGCGGTTTGTTGGCTGATTCGACTATTGCAAGGAATACAACTCAAACTGTTAATTTTACAGATGAAACAAATGCACCATTCTTTGATAATGGCGGTCAAATTAATGGAACATCTGTAACACTTGGGAATAGTGGATATTATAATATTGCATCTTCATTAAAATATAAGCTTAGAGTAACACATACAAATCCTTCGGTGGCCTATGCAACGTTTAATTTATTATCTACTTATAACACCATACAAAAGTCAAGTAATGGAGGTTCTACTTGGTTTGATTTGGTTAATACAAACCATTTCTTTAAAAATGCATCATTAGGAGCGTTTCAAGCAAATGTCAATACTGATTATGTTGATACATTAGAAGTTGCAACAGGTGAACAGTTATTTAGTGCTGGTGATAGATTTAGAGTTAATGCTTATTGGAATAGGCAAGTTTACAATGCTTTATTTCCAGCCTTGCATGGGGTGAGATACTTTAATTCATCGGGTGTTCAAATCGGAGTTGATGACGATCCGGCCGGTACTATATTAATGGAACTTGACAGCGGTGCTTTGGGTTCTTCATTCTATGGTTTACCAACACGTAAAGAGGTTATCGAAGGTAATACGATGACAGTAAACGTGGCCATTCCTAAACAAATCAAACAACGTGATTTTGTTAAGTCAGTTATGCAAGCGTTTAACTTATATCTTGACTTTGATAAAAATAACCCTAAAAACATTATCATTGAAAGCTACAATGACTATTTTAATAATGGCACGATTGACTGGGCCAACAAGATAGATTTAGACAAACAAATCGAGATTAACCCGATTTCTATGGTTGATGGCAAACGATACATATATCAATATAAAGAGGATAAGGATTTTTATAATCAAAAATACTTAAACAAACACGCTGAAAATTTCGGAACGCAAAAAATAGACATTGATAATGATTTCAAGAAAGAGGACAAAGTAAATGAGTTGATTTTTTCTCCAACTCCAAACGTAGCTAACTATGGGCTTGGTATTGCAGTCCCAAAAATTTATAAGGACGAAACAGGGGCTAACATTGTACCTAACATTCGTTTACTTTATGCTGGAGGTGTTAAGCCAACAACAGCAACATGGACATATAAGCAAACGGGATTAAGTGACCAAGCTATGACAACGTACGGATATTGTGGCCATGTAGATGACAGTCAGAATCCAACTTATGACCTAAATTTTGGTATATTAAAAGAGACTTATTACACGTTTGTAAATTCTAAGTTTACAAATAACAACCTTTACAATCGTTACCATAAAAACTTCATTCAAAACGTAACAAGTAAAAACTCAAAGGTAATGACAGCTTATTTGTGGTTGTCTCCTTTAGATATTAAGTTGTTTAGTTTCAGAAAGAAATATTTTATTGATAATGCTTACTACATAGTTAACAAGATTATTGATTACAATCCGTATGAAGTACAATCGACAAAAGTAGAGTTAATCAAGATTTTAAACACAGATTTGTTTGTACCAACATCGGAATTTCTATACAGCAACCCATCCATACCAACGGGCGAAAAAATACAACAGCCAGTAAATACAACGTCTCTTAATTTAGCTCAGAATAGCATTAATTTAGGATATAACAGCATAGCAATAGGCGAAGGTATATTCATACCCGAAAGTGCATCGAACGTGCTTGTAAATGCATCAAATGTAACTATCGGCGAAAACGTATCAAATGTTACTATAATTAATACTTCAAACATAGTAGTAACAGAATCAAACGTAAGCTATATTAATGATGTTTACTATCCAACTTACACGATAGTAGCTGGGGGGCTAAGTGCAGATGCGGATGTTAATGTGTTAAGTGGTGGTGTTAATTCTAATTTACAAAATTCAATTTTAATAGATGGCAACTGAATATAAAAGAATCGTAATAAAAAAAGGAACAGGAGTTCCAACGATACCAACAAGTAATGACCATACGGACGGCACATGGCTGGCAACTGATTTGTATGTCGGGGAGTTCTACATGGATACGGCAACTGATAAGATATACATGCGTACGGCTGGAGGTATTGAAGAGGTTATTTACGATGTGGCATCTTATGAGGTAGTGGCAAATAAAGCTACTAACTTTACAACTATCAATAATACTAAATACCCATCAACTCAGGCGGTAGAAGATAGAATTGATAGTAAAATATCAATAGCTAATTATTGGATTTGTAAAGGTACGGAAGTTAGACGTGGATTTGTAGCTCAAAACAACTCAACAACTTTATTTCTTGAAAACATTGCGGTCGGTTCGGCTGTTGGTACGACTACGGCGGTAACAGTTGCGAGTGGTAGTGAACTATCTAAAATGGTTAGAACAAGGGTACAAGTATCAACTCCTGGGGCAAATGGTATTTGTTCTTATCGCTCAACAACTGCCATGCACTTTGTCGGAACTGGTTTTAGGTTTAGTTTTGGTTTCAGTTATTCAGACTCAACATTAAATACAGGGGCACGTCAATTCTATGGAATGACAGCCACAACGGGTGCTATTGCAATTAGTTCAACTATCTTAGTTGACACATTGCTTAACTGTATAGGTATTGGCTCGGATGCATTAGATACTAATTTACAGATATTCCACAATGATGGATCGGGTACATGTACTAAAATAGATTTAGGAAGTCAATTCCCTGCTAACCGTAACGCATCCCCTGCAACTGACTTTTTTATCTTTGAATTATATAATGAGCCAAATACTTTAGAGGTTCAATATCGAGTGACTTCAATACAGAACGCATTTTATCAAACAAGCGGAACTATTACAACTAACCTACCAAGTAATATCACATTGTTAACTATGCAAGCATGTAGGACATCGGGCGCATCTTCAAATAACTGCTCATTTGATTATTCACAAATGGTAATATCATCAATAGCTTAATTATGGTAGAAATCACGACACATACAGAAAATAGAGGCGACATTACTTATGTAACATCTTCGCATCTCGATAAAATAACAGTAGCTAATGAAGTTGCAAATAGTGAGGTGGAAAATGAGTTATTAATTCAAAAACAAATAATTGAAGATTATGTCATCAGAAATGGAAATTGAAGATAGAATGACTAAGCCTTTTGATTTAAAGGATTTTGATAATAGCATAAAAGAGGGCTTTGCCTTGTTTGAATTGCTTTTGAAATTTAAAGAAATTAACGATGTTGAATTAAATAAAATACTAAATGGCAAGCGATAAGGACATAGGATTTAAACTCGAGATTAATGGTGTTGAGAAATCAATATCTTCTATTAAAGACCTTAAAGGTGCTATCAAAGACCTTCAAGACGTTGCTGAAAATTCTGACATTGGTAGTGAGCAATATAAGCAAGCTATTGAAGATCTTGAAAAGTTAAATGATCAATTAAAGGAAGTAACTCAAACCGAAAAGCAAGCGGCTAAGGCGGCTGAAGATTTAGCGAAAGCTGAGAAAGAGGCGGCTAAAGAGACAGGCGATTTAAGAAAGCAATTCGAGGTATTAGAAGATGAACTCTTTATATTGGCTGGTCAAGGTAAAGAAAATACAGAAGAGTTTAGAAAGCTATCCATTGAAGCGGCTACATTAAATAAACGTATTGATGCGGTTAACCAAACATTAGGCGGTAGTTCAACTGAACGAGCTGAGATGGGTTACGCTAAGCTACAAGAAAGCTTTAAGAAATTAGATTTTAAAGGAATATCGCAAGGTTTCTCTATTCTAAAAACTGCAATAGCCGCTACGGGTGTAATGCTATTGGTGCAAGGGGTTACATACCTATATGAAAACTTTGATAAACTTTCTCAGGGTAGTGGTGGGTTAGCTAAGGCTTTACGATTTGTCGGTGACATTATAACTGACATTTTAAAGGTAGGCGAACAAATGCTTAACTGGATTACTGATACTATCGGGTTGACTAATCAATTTGAACGTGACATGGAGGCCATGAGTAAATCCGCTATTGATGGATTTACCAAAAGCAAAGAGGCTCTAGGCGAACAAACAGCTGAGATGGACAGAAACATTAAGGTAGCTAAGGCAATGGGTAAAAATACTGTTGCAATGGAGATCGAGAAACAGCAGGCTATCATTGAAACGAATAAACAGTATCTTTTACAGTTAGAGCAAATGGCTAAAACACGCGCCATTACTGACGAAGAAAGAAAACTAATCAAAGAAAGTGCAAAAGCTATTAAGGACGCAAAAGCTGAGATAACAGTAATAGAAGCAAACGCACAAAAAGAAAAAGACGCTACTACTAAAACCAATAACGCAACCGCTGAAGCTAATAGGCAAAAGCAATTAGCAGACGAAAAGAAACTATTTAGCGACATTCAGAGAGAGCGTTTAGCCTCAATGGCAGATAGAGACAAGGCGGCTTATATGCAACTTGAACTAGACAAACAAAAGGCTATTGAAGAAATTGAAGCAACGAAAGCGAGTGAAGCAGTTAAGCAACAAGCAAGGTACTCAGCATACCAAGAGTACGTTTTAAAAGTAGAGGCACTTGATAAACAAATAGCTGATAAAAAATTAGCAGACGAAGAAAAAGCGAAAGCGGATGCTGAAGTTAAAAGGCTAGCAGATATTGAAAAAGAAAAACAAACGACTGCCTTATTAGTTGCTGAAAAGAAAAAGAAAGACGAAGAGGCATTAGCTAAAGAAAAAGCAGTTGAGGATGCAAGGTTTCAAATAGCACAAAACAGTATCAATAGTTTACAGGGACTATCCGATATGTACTTTCTTTTTAAAACTAAAAATTTAGAAAAAGGAAGTGCCGAAGAATTAAGACAAGCTAAAAGACAGTTTGATATAAACAAAGGCTTACAGATAGCGAGTGCAACTATTGCTGGTATCCAAGGAGTTCAAAATGCATTAAGTGCAACAAGCATTTTACCTGAGCCTATGGCCACAGCGTTTAGAATATCCAACGCTATCGCTGTTGGTGTTGCAAGTGCCGCAAACATTGCTAAGATAGCGGCAAGTCAATTTTCTGCTGGTGGCGGTGCAACAGGTGGCGGTGGTACTGCTCCTGCTCCACAGCCAATACCCGCTCCACCAACAGTAAGCAATCCAAACGCAAATATAGAGGGAAGTAGGTTTGATGAACAAGGTAATAAAATAAGTAATGGATCTACAATGCCAACTATACAAGTAAATGCAACTGTAGGAGTAGACGAAATATCAGCAAAGACAAATAGAGTAAACGTATTAGAAAAACAATCAACATTTTAAATTATGGAATATCCAGTATATTTATTAGAACTAGACGAAAACGGAAACGAGAAATACGGCTTACAAGATGTGGCCCTTGTTAATTCACCTGCTTATGAATCTAACTTTTTAAAGTTTGAAAGTCATAAAGCATTGTTTGCAATTCAAAACGAAGAAAAGAGAATCGTTTGCGGAGCGGTAATGATACCTGACAAATTAGTTTATCGTGAAGAAAACGGAAAACCCTTTTATGTAGGTGCAACTAAAGAAACCATTTACGAAGCATCTCAAAAATTTGCAAAAGAAAACAGAAACCTAAACGTAAAGGCTACGCACGAAACAGAAAGCAATGTTGAGGATGTGTTTATTTTCGAATCATTCATTACGGACGAAAATAGAGTTCAATCTGTTAAGGGCTTTGAAGATTTGCCTTTTGGCACTTGGTTTATGACTATGAAAATAAACAACGATGATGTTTGGGAAAAAGTTAAACAAGGTGAATTTAATGGGTTTAGTTTAGAAGCCTTATTCAAGTTGAAACCCGTAGAGCCTTTAAATGACGCTGAAATAAAAGCATTGATGAACTTATTAGATTAAAAAGTTATCACTCAAATAAAAATAAATACTTAATAAAAAAAACAAGATGAATTTAAACGAAACAATAAATAACATTTTGCCTTCAGATTTGAAAGCAAAGTTAAAAAGTGCTTTTATGCAATTTGGTGCAGAGCCTGAAGTTGCTAAAGCTGAAGAGCCAATTAAAATGGCTGAAATTAAATTGGTAGACGGTAACGTTGTATCTGTAGAAGGCGAATTTGTTGTAGGTGCTAAAATCTATTTAGTGACGCCTGAAGGTTTAGTTCCTGCTCCAAACGGAGAACATGTTGCTGAAGATGGAACGATTATTACTGTAATGGATGGTGTTATAGCTGAGGTTGCATCTAAAGAAGAAGAAGCTCCCGAAGTTGAGGCAATACCTGAGCAAATGAGTGAAATCAATAAGTTAAAAACTGAAATGTCTTCAATGTTAGCAGAATTAAAATCTTTGAAATCAGAATTTGCTAAACAATCTGAAACTTCAAAATTGACTTTGTCAGCTATCAATAAAATCATTGAAACTCCAGTAACTGAGCCTATTGAAGCTAAAGTTGATTTTAGTTCTTTAAGCCCATACCAAAAACACAAGTTAGCTAAGTATGGCAAAGTATAAATTTAAAGATGGCTTTGAGTATGTGTTCAATGGTGGGCGCATTACAAACGAAGACTTATCAGATGACGTTGCAATACATTTGATTTCAAAGGGTCGTGTAAAATTAGAAGACTTTGATATTTCAGATGAAACAACCGAACAACAAGAAAAAAAACAAACAGAAAAAAAAATAAAAACAAAAACTAAAAACTAAAAATTATGGCAATATCTTACAGCATTGTGGACATTCGCGGAGTAGCCGCTAGTCCCGTTATTGAGGAAGTATTATTTGAAAACAAAACATTAGGCGAAGGTTACGTTACCTTTGAAGAAGAAGTTAAGAACGAAGTTGTTTTTACTGAAGGTGCTACAACTGCATCAATGCAAGCGTATACAAGTGGTGCGCCAACTTCAGCTGGTTCATTAGATTTATTTGACGTGTCTATCACTCCAACTAAATATTTATATTACCAAACTTTTGATCCTAACACTTTACGTCCATCTCGTTTCAAACGTGATATGAAACCGGGTGCATGGGAAACATTATCGAATGAATTTGAGCAAGTTGTAATTGGTGGTATGTACTCTAAAAAGATTGCTTATGATGCTGAATTTCAATTTTGGTCAGGTATCACTTCAGCTCAAAAAACAGCTATTGCGGCTTTAACTGCGGGAACTGCTAACAACCAAATCGGGGCTGACGAAAAAACAGTAGCTGCGGCTTTAACAGCTGGACAGTTTAATGGTGTTGTTGCATCAATGATGTACAACGCTTGGAACTCAACATCTACAGCGGGTGTAGGTACTCGTTTAAAAGTTGATGGTATCGCAATTACTTCAAGTAACATCGCACAAGAATACGCGCGTGTGTATGCTGCTATTCCTGCGACTGTATTAGCTAGCGGTTTAACTCCTTATATCTACGCTCCTAAGTCTCACATGCAATTGATTAACATTTATAATACAAATGCAACTTATAGAGATTTATTCAGCGTTGTTGGCGAAAAATATTTCTACAATGGAATTGAAATTAAATTTGTTCCTGTTCCTGAGAATGTTATCATTGCCGCTCCAAAAGAACATTTATTCTGGGTTACTGATTTAACATCTGATGTTAACAAGTTCGAAGTTAACAAAGTAGCGTTAAACCAAGATTTATTATTCGTGAAACACGTTGGAACAATTGCGGCTTATGTAGCTAACCAAGCGTTTAACGTTTTATATGTTGGTTCTTAATATTAACACAGGGAGGAGTTGAAAGCCCTCCCTTTTTACAAACATTTTTAAATATTATAATATATGGCATGTGCATTAACGCAAGGACATACACCGAAAGTTTGTAAAACTTCTGCGGGTGTTAAATCCTTTTTAATTACGGAATTTGCGAACGTAACATCATTAACTAGAACATCGGGTGTAATTACAACTATTACAGCGGCTGTTGGTACTGATTGGTTCCGTTACAAACAAAAATCAGAGGTTGCATCTTGGAAACAAACGGGTGCATCTGATGTTAAAACAGGGACAGTTGCTTACGACTTAGAGGCTAACATGGAATTGTTAGGATTAGATCAAGCGACACAAACTGAACTTGATTTGTTAATCAAAAATACAGTAGTTTTAATTGCTGAAATGACTGACGGAACGTTTTGGTTTTTAGGTGAAAACTACGGAATGGATTTAGTTTCAGACGGCTTGGAGTCAGGGGTTGCATTAGGCGACTTCATGGGTGACAAATTACAGTTTAAAGGTAGAGCGTTTACTCGTGTTGCATCGGTTAACTCAACAGTAATTAGTGGTTTAACTATAGCTTAATTGGTTAATTATTGATTTGTTTTAAAAGAGGTAGTCTTACGGCTACCTTTTTTATTTATCATTTATTTTATAAAATAATACTTAAGTAGTAATGATATTGATTAACAAAAATAGCGTGAATACTTGCATCCTGACGTTAAGCGAAAGAACTACGTTAACGAATGCGAAGTATTTATTTGAGTTTACAAACGATAGCACCAAACAAGTAAAGACATTTATTTGTGCCGATGTCTCAACTAATAAATTGAGATATAATGAATTTTTGATTGAAGAAAATACAACAGAAAATTTACTAATCGGTAAAGTATCTTTAACCATCGGTGACTGGAAATATAACATATACGAACAAACATCAACTACTAATTTAGTAGTGGCTAATAGTGGCGCATTGGTTGAGAATGGTAAGATAGAAGTGAAAGGAACATCAACTGATTTAGCAGAATTTACAAGCGAACAAACAACATATAAAGAGTTTAATGGCTAAAAATAAAACATCAATAGAAGTGCTTAATAGTAATTTGGCCTTTGTGCAATTTGGCGAAGAAAAAAGACCTGAATTGAAAAAGGATTGGCAACATGACTATATTAAATACGGAAAGAAAAACGACTTTCCACAAGAGTTAATTAGATACTTTGAAGAACACGCAGAGCATGGAGCGATAGTAAATGCAAAGGCACGCTATTTATGGGGACGTGGATTAAAGGCAGTTAACGAAGAGCAAAACGAAATAGCTGACCAATTTCTAAGTAAAGCGAATCGTTTTGAAAGTTGGTATAAAATGGGACAAAAGATGTCGTTAGATTGTGAGTTATTCAATGCGTTTTATTTACAAGTCATTACCGACATTAACGGGAAGCCAGTTGAATACTATCACTTGCAATACGCTAACTGTCGATTAAGTGAATGTAAAACTAAATTATATTTTAGTGAAGACTGGACTAAACACAGCCCTGAATTTAGAATATTTAGTATCTATAAAAAAGGTAACGTAGGCACGTTCTTTACGGCATTCAGATACTATCAACCTGCAAAGAGTAGATTAGATGCTGTTTATACAAAGGTGCCTTACAACGGCTGTTTAAGCGAAATTAAATCAGACATTGATATTACTACATTTAACGAGTCATTTATTAGACGTGGTTTCAGTTCGTCAATGATGGTGACTTTCTTTAATGGTGAACAGCCACCTGAAGTAAAGAGAGCTATAAAAGAAAGGTTTGAGCAAACTTATACAGGGGTTGAGAATGCTGGTAGTGTGGTGTTGAACTTCGCTGATAAGAACGGACAAGCTGCGGCAATACAACCGATAAGCATAGATGAACTTGATAAGAAATTTGAGTTTACTTCAAAGCGTTTACAACAAAAGATTTTAGTATCCCATAACGTTACAAACCCTGAAATATTTGGAGTTAAGACAGAGGGTAGTGCTTTGGGTAATAGGGTATCTGTAAAAGAAAGCTATGAGTTATTCCTTAATACATACAGCAAGCCACGTCAAGAGCCGTTGTTAAGCTTTATGTCAGATGCTTGCTACTTAATGACTGGTGTTTATGTTGAATTTGATTTCGATCAGTTAGAGCCTATCGGTTACGATTTCTCAGCTGATCAAGATTTAACGCAAGATGAACGTAGAGCGATCAAAGGATTTGAGCCATTGAATGAAGTAAGCGAAGCGGAACAAATACAAGCATCGGTTAATAGTACATTGACAAACTTAACTGGCAGACAGTTTCAAGGGTTAATGAGAATCGTTAACAAGTATGATAAAGGCACGATTAACAAGCAATCAGCTATTGCTCTAATGGTTAATGGATTTGGATTGAGTAATGAAGATGCGTTAACTTTTTTAAATGAAAACGATGCCATTGATGAAAGCATAGTTAAAATGTCGAAACAAAATGAAGATGCTATATTAGCACGTTTCATGGAGTTGGCGACACCTGACGAAGACGGACACGAAGTTTTGTTTGAAGAGGAAGTTCACATACATTCATTAAAGGATGCTTTGAAATATGAATTAAAGGCTCATAAAATGTACTTTGAAGATGCATTGAGTATTAGTGTCACCGAATTAGATAGCGCAGTTCTAAGCGCAATTAAAGGCAATCCAACGTTAACACAGGAAGAGCTTGCAAGACTATTGAAAGTTGACATTAATAAAATCAAACAGTCAATTTTCAGATTGAAAGAAAAGGGGTTAATTGAAAAGAATGCAAAGGCTTATGATATTACTGACAAAGGGATTGAAAAAAAAAGTGAGCCGATAAAAACAACTGAGATAAAAACAGTTTATAAATACGCAGTAAGAACACCAACACCACCATTGAAAGGAAACTCAAGAAAATATTGTTCTGATTTAATGGATAAAAGTGTGGGTAACCATTGGACTTATGAGCAATTAGAAAAGATGGAAAATGAGTTTGGAATGAACGCATTTGATTATCGTGGGGGTTGGTGGACAAACGGAAACACTGGAGAAACAACACCATACTGCCGACATATATGGAAAGCTAAAACAATAAGAATAGACAAATAAGATGGATGCATTATTTATATCACAGCAATATTTAAAGGATAAGTCTTTAATAAATGATAACACCGACTGGGAGCTATTGCAACCGTCAATAATCATGATCCAAGATTTGTATTTACAACAAGTATTAGGGACTCCTTTATTCGAAGATTTACAGGATAAAATAACGGCAAACACGTTATCAGTAAATGAAACTAATTTGATTAAAAAGTATATTCAAAAGATGTTACATTGGTATATTTTAATGGAAGCGACAACCATATTAAAATACAGGTACACTAACAAAGGTGTTATGGTTAAGTCATCGGAAAATTCACAACCAATAAGCGAAAGCGAAATGAAAGTAGTTAAGGATGACTGGCGTTCTATTGGTGAGAGA